GCGGAGGCCCTTGTGGTTCTTGCAGTGTGAGAAGCCGTGATCTCCGGGGCCGAAGCTCTGGCCGCACTGGCTGCATCCGGTAATCGAAAACCGTGCGGGCTTGATTGCGCTGTCCATCTCGTTCTCCTCTGCGCTGTGTGCGCTGGTGAGTAGGAACGTAAGCGACACTTAAGCGTGGGTCAAGGGAAACTTAAGTCTGAAGTCAAAAAAGATTGCGGCGCAGTCTGGCCGGCACTTTTCGCAACTACATACGGGGGCGGATTTCAGCGATCCTGTAGGCTTTCGACCATTTCCGGCGGCTGAGATCAAAGTCCTTGGCCGGGTTGAGCTGCCGGACTCGCCAGTTGTCCCCTGATGCCCGCAGAAGCCGCTTCGCCAAGGCGTAGATCACCCCATCCTCTGCCTGGTGGACGAAAACACAATCAGTCATCGGGAGCAGGGGCATTGCAGGATTAATGACGACCTGATCGCCCCCCGCCAGCCGCTCGAGCATTGAATCGCCCACGATATGGAAAGCCCACGGGTCTTTCACGGCGACCATGCGCTCGCTTCGGCGAATGTAGTCGATAGGTTCCGCCGTAATAAGCATTGCGCCGTCGCCATCCCCGGCCGCCGCGCTCGCCCACACGGGAATGTCTGGCCCTTGGTTCATAGCCGCTGGCGGCGGCTCTAGTGATGGGCGAACGATCTGCACGGGTGGCGGCAAGAAGCTGGTCTGCACGGCGGGCCTGTCATCATCCTGTGCAAGGGCGTCCACCGTCGTACCCAGGAAGCGAGCGAGGTCACTCAAGCGGGCGGACTTCGGCCCGGTGTCCTTTCCGAACCACTGGGAGACCGCCGATTCGCTGATCTTCAGATGGCGCGCAATGTCGACCGGCTTCTTGCGGGCCGCGATCATGGCCGCCTCGATACGCTTACCAATGCCCATCGTAAAGTTGTCCTAAACTTCCGGCTCAATCTCCACTAAAGTGTTACTTGCTTAATACTTTAGCAACGCTTATGGTCAACGCCATGAGCGACACACCCCTCGACATCGCCCGAAAGGCCGCCGGCGGCAAAAACGTCGATCTGGCAAAGCTTCTCGGCATCACTGAATCCGCCGTGAGCCAGTGGAAAACCGTTCCACCAGACCGCGCCATTGAGATCGAGCGGAAGACGAAGGGGAAGGTCACTCGCTACGACCTTCGTCCGGATTATTTCGGGAAGGCCGCAGCATGATCGCCGCCGCCATCGCCTTTGTGGTGCTGCTGGCTGCTCTTGTCTGGACGGTGACGCGATGAGCGACTGGAAGGAAGCCACCGACCCCGTGCAGACGGTGAAAGACCGCGATCAAGCCCGTTACGAGCGTGGTCGCGCCCGTTGGCAGAAGCGCCAGATCGCGATGGGACGGTCGGTCGGGAAACTCGTCTGCCTGCAGGGCCATGAAGCGGCTGTAGAGCCTGACTTCGACGCGAGCGAGGCTTAGATGACCGGCCTTTACCGCGAATCCACCACGCAAGACTGGCGCGCTGTTGAGATCGTCTGCGCGCTGCCGATGAACCGCTTCCTCGTTCGCGAGACCGGCAAGGTTCTGGCCGGCATTGCCGTCGCCACCATCGATCAGGTCCGCGTTCCTGGCGCCATCTTTGAGCCGGTGCGCTAGATGGACGGCACCGGGCACTTCCATTTCCTTCAAGAACAAAAGGCGCGTGTTCTCAAGCGCAACCCGCATCTGGCCCAGTTGATTACCGGCGAGAAGGCCCCGACCAAGGCACATCCTGCCAAGCTCGTCGTGAAGCCGATATTCCCGCGCGGTCGCTACATTCCGAGGACCATCGACGACCTGATCATCCTGGTGGCCCGTCACAGTGACCAGCACCCGCTGGCGATCAGCGGCAATGGCCGCACCCGCCGACTGGTCGATGCCCGCTTTTGCATTGGCGTGCTGGCCAAGGACTTCGCGCCTCGGCAGTCGCCCGCCGCGATCGACGACGCCCTCTTGCGCGGCTCTGGCATGACCATCTGGTATCGCTCCCGTCACGAGGACCGCATCAGGCTCTACCCGGAATACGGCGTCCTTTACGAACGCTGCCTGCTGGCGCTGACGGCGACACCATGCAGCTAGGAAACACGCGAGGGGAAGCGGGCCGCGCCGATGGCGTGGGGCTTGGTGGCGCGGCCCGCGTGGGGCGAGGATGCCCCATCTCGAATTTCAGTCTCTACGCTGTCGCCATTAGCGATCCGAAGGCGTGCAGCGTTGGCCTCGCGGTTATCCCTCACATCCGCGAGGCCACCCCTATCGACCCTCCCGCCCAGCCATTCTCCCCCGGCTGGGTTACTTCCCTCGGTGCCTTGGGGCGCCGGGGGCTTTCTATCCTGCTCCTCACGAAGCGCGATCAGCTTGGCGGCGATTTGCTTCGTAAGGGAGCCCAGAGGCTTCCATGTGTCCGCTCTCTTCATGTCCTTGAACATGGAGCAAGCGATGACCGCGAAGCCGTCAATCTCTGCCAAAGGCTCGGCAATGTCTGCCGCGCTTGAGCTTGTCCGCCCCATGCTGGTTGCCATCGGCGGCAGTCGTGGGTGGGACGACACCAAAGACCACTGGCGAAACAAGCTCGCTAGAAAGGTCGGCATCAACGCCCGGCGAGTCCGGGCCATCCTCTCCAAAAATGAAGACGTGAGGCTGACTGCTGATGAATATCTCGCGATTGAAGAGCGTTTTCGCGCGCTCGACCACCGCCTTGCGGAAGACCTGCGGGCGCTCTCCTCAGAGGTTGGCGCTGCGCCTGCTGGCGAAGTGCGAGCGGGAGGAGCGACGCATCCGCGAGCGCGTGGCGGCGGTGCAGGAAATGCGCCGTCGAGCCTGCGCGCTGATGGGCGGTAGGGGGTGGTGATGGCCCCGCCGGTCGCTGAGCAGATCGACCCGCCGCGCCGCTCTCTGTGGCAGCGCATCAAGGGGTGGTTCGCATGATCAAGGCCAAGCCCCTGGCGCTCGCCCAGAAGCTCAAGAACATCGTGGACATCTGCGAGGCCGCCGACGCAGCCATTGATGAGCAAAACCTCATCAAGAAGGGCGCGCTTGATGCCGGCAAAGAGAACGACGGCATCGAGCCGGCGGTCGTCCGCAAGATCCTCGCGCGCCGCAAGAAGCTCGCCAAGGATCCAGCCGAGACGACCCGCCTCGAGGACCTGATGACGGATTACCAGTTCATGCTGGGCGAGGGCGTCGAGGCCGCGCGCCCATGGACGCAGGCCGACGACGAAGTCTCCCGCGTCATGGCCCTCACGAACACCAGCAAGCCGCCCAAGATCGAAGCCATCAAGAAGGTGCTCGGCTGCAGCCAGGGCAAGGCGCACAAGCTGCGCTCTATCGCGGCCGTCCGCCTCGCCAAGAAAAGTTCAAGTTCATCCGACGAAAATGAACATGAACATTTGCCCAAGCCGGAGGGCGGCGACGACGGCTTCGTGATTACCGGCGAAATCACGCCCCAGCCGGCAGGTCAAAATGCCAATGAAACCGTGCTTATGTCCTCGTTCTCTGGCCCTCAGCCGGCATCCCCCGAAGACGAAGCGCCCGCCACCCCATCGGTCGGCGCGGTAGCGGCGTCTTCGCCGCGCGTAGCACCCCAAATCGATGACGCCACCGCTCTCGCTGCCATGGAAGAGGCTGGCGCGCAGTGGCGAACCGCGAGGGCCAGCGCATGAGCGAACAGGCTGACATGTTCGAGCCTCGCGCTCCCTACAACGGCAAGCCCGGCTTCAAAACCCCCGGCCCTTCACAGGAAGCAGCAGAGAAGGGAACAGGCTCGCTTCGCTCCGCACCTATCTCGCATGGCATTGGAGGCTTCGCGCAATGACCGAATACCCAGCCATCGCCCGACTTGTCCGCCGCGTCTCACGCGCCCCGCACGGCCAGAAGCGCGCCCTTGAGCGGTCCCTTTTGAAGGCACGCCTTGCCAGCCTCAAGCGCGAGATCAAGACGAGGAAGGCTGGCAAATGAGCCGCCTCGCATCAACCCCGATCTGGTTGCGAACTGCTCCCCCGAAACGGGAGGCAATTCCCGACGTGCGACGGAAGAACATCAGCAACTGCTCGGCCACCGTGTGGAGGGTGCTGTGAGCGCGTGGGAAGCGTCGGGCAAGACCGACGAATGGTACACGCCTCGCTACATCTTCGATGCGCTGGGCTGCCGGTTCGATATGGACGTGGCCGCTGCGCCGGGCGGCTGTCACGTGCCGGCGCTGTATTTCGAGCGGCACAAGGGCCTTGAAATCGACTGGCGCGGCTTTGTCTGGATGAACCCGCCGTTCGGCGGTCGCAATGGCCTCGTGCCGTGGCTCGACAAGTTCTTCAAGCACGGCGATGGGATTGCCCTTGTTCCCGATCGCACGAGCGCCCCATGGTTTCAAGCCTACGCTCGGATGGCGAGCGCCGTCCTGTTCGTCGCGCCAAAGATCAAGTTTGAACGGCCAGACGGATCTGTCGGTCGCTCGCCGGGTTGTGGAACAGCGCTTCTGTCGGCTGGTCCGCGCGGGCTTGTTACCCTTTTTCGCGCTGGCTCGCTCGGCCTCGTCGTGCAGCCGAACAAGGTCGCCAACGAAAGACTTGCCGCATGACCCGCTCCAAGTACAACGCCAAGCCCCAGGTAAGCGAAGCGGCTCTGCACAAGTCCGTGGCGGACTATCTGCGCCGCGCGCTCAAGCCTCCGACGATCTGGACCACGATCGGCCACGGCGGCGGCGGCAGGATCCGCGGCGCCCAACTCAAGGCCATGGGCGTCCAGAGGGGCTGGCCAGACATCATCGTCATGACGCCGGATGAGAACAACCTGTGCGCCAACGTCGTCGGCATCGAACTCAAGACGCCCAAGGGCACGCTCTCGCCTGAGCAGAAGGTCATGCACGCGGCCTTCAAGAGCACATGGGCTTGGTACTTCAAGGCAACCTCCGTCGAGCAGGTCGAGACGTTCCTGCACGCCGCCAAGGTGCCCCTGCATGCGACCGCTGGAGGAACCCGCGCATGACATCCAACCACTACCGCCTCAACAAGGCAGGAGACGAGTGGGAGTTCATCGCCCGCGTTCACCCGCCCTTGCCGCCTGTATCGATCGCGCCCATGCCCGCGCCTCGTCCTCCTCTGTGGTTCCCGATCATCGTGTTCTTCGTGCTGGGGGTTCTTCCGTTCGCGGGCGTTCTGCTGTGGCCGTGGCGATGAGCGGTCCCGGTCGCCCCAAGGGCTTCAGCCCTTCGCCTGAAACGAGAGCGAAGCTTCGCGCCAACATGCTCGCACGTCCCGACATGATGGAGAGGGCCATGAAGGGGCTGGAGGCCGCCTGGAAGTCACCAAACCGTGGGCGACGCCGCACACGCCCGCCGGCCGGCACACCCGAGCGGCTGTACTTCGAGAAGGTGCGGCGCGAGCTGGGATCGCCTGCCGCGCACGCCGCCGTGAGGAGTGGGGCAAATGCCTGAGTCGTTCACCAAGCTTTTCTCCTCGATCATCACGTCGACAGTGTGGTCGCACGACTCCGACACCAAGGTCGTCTGGGTGACGATGCTCGCCCTCGCCGACAAGAACGGTGAAGTGCAGGGGAGTGTGCCCGGTCTCGCTCGCCTCGCAGGCGTGTCCGTGGAGGCCTGTGAGAGGGCGCTGGAAGCGTTTCTTGCCTCCGACAGGTATTCCCGCACCCAAGACTACGAAGGCCGCAGGATCGAAGAAATACCGGGCGGCTGGTCGCTTCTGAATTACGCCAAGTATCGGAAGATGGCGTCGGTCGACGACCAGATGGAAAAGGGCGCTGAGCGTGCGCGCCGGTATCGCGCCAACAAGGCCGGTCGAGATTGCGCAGGAGACCGTGACGACACCGTGACGAGTCGTGACGCATCACGCGATATCACGCAAATCACGCCAGAAGCAGAAGCAGAAGCAGAAGCAGAAGCAGAGCTTAAGCCTGAAGGCTTAAGCCAAGCAGACGGACAGCAGCGGCAGAAACGAGCGAGGTCGGACGATGAGCGCATCAAACTCCCCGCAGACTGGCGGTCTACGCCCGATGACCGAGCTTATGCGAGCGACAAGGGCCTCGATCCAGAATCGACCGGCGCAGCATTCACCGACTACTTCGTTGAGGGTCGAGGGCGAAACGAGAAACGGACCATCGCCGGGTGGTCTAAGCGTTACCGGATCTGGTGCAACACCGATGCGGCGCGCCGACCTGCGGCCCCAGGTGGCGCGGGTGTTCGACCTGCCGGACGCAGCGACGAATCTAGCGCGTTCGCTCGGGCGGCTGCTATCCTGGCAGGAGGCGAGCATCTACGCGGGCGATGAGTTTGCCGGCGTGCGGATCAAGGACGTGGTCGTTCGTCCCGGTTTCGATGCGGCCGAAGTCCAGCGCCATGCCGCCGCCGTCGAGCGGCTGTGTGAGCCCTGCGGACCCGACCTCGCGACCCACAAGCTGGCCGAACTCCGCAGACTGACCGCTCATCGCGCGCAAGGCGATAACGACATGGTTCTGGCTGCAGTGGCTTATGGCCAGCGCCTCGCTCAGTACCCGGCTGATGTCGTGACTGCCGCCTGCGATGGCTGGGCAGACCGCGAACAGTGGTGGCCCTCGTGGGCCGAACTCAAGGCCGAGTGCGACAAGCGCATGCGTGGCCGCCTGCAGGTTCGTGACGCGCTGAGGAGGTTCCAATGATTGAGATCGGCACGAACAGCGCTACCAAGCGCGCGTTGCTCCCAGCCCGGATCAAGTATTGGCGGGAGCAGGGACAGGAATCGCTCGCAGATCGGCTCCAGGCTGAATACGACGCCCTCACCGATGGCGCGCCAGAAGCCCCACCAAAGGTCAGGACCACCACCCCCACCACCGTGGAGAAGGGGGCATGAGAGGAACACCTTGGTCCACCGAGGCCCAATCCATGATCGAGCGCAGAGTGCCTGACGCCGAGGTCTCCCGCCTGACGGGCTGCGCCGTCCGCACCGTGCAGGAGCATCGCCGCGCCTTGGGCGTGAAGCCGTTCAACCAGCGTGAGGGCTGGAGCCGGCGCGACTGGCTACTCCACGACGCTGCCGGGCTTGACTTTCAAATGTAAGCTGCCCCCCTTGAAAGGCTGACAGCTCCACAACCGAGCATCAGCCCATGGCCGGAAAGGCCTCAATCGTATCAATGGCTTGGCCGCTGTAAATGGCCCGCCCTCATCGACCCCAAGGCGCGTGGTCCGGCAAGGCGTGGCGCGACGCGCTTCTGCTTGCGGTCAACGAGCCTCACGAGAAGGGCAAGAAGAAGCTGCGCGCTCTCGCCGAGAAGGCCGTCGAGCTTGGACTGGCCGGCGACATCGCTGCGATGCGCGAGATCGGCGACCGCTTGGACGGCAAGCCGGCGCAGTCCCTCACAGTGGACGCAACCGTAACCCATGACCTCAGCAGCCTCAGTGACGCGCAGCTCGCGGCCATTATCGCAGGAGCAGCGGATGGCGGCGGCGGAAGCGATGCGCCGAAGAACGATAAGGCGGGACTGCATTGAGTGGTGCCGCTCCCTCGGCTTTGAGCCCGCGCCGCATCATCAGCTCATCGTCCGTGAGATGTGCGCGCTCATGGAGGCGACCGACTACGACACGCTGCTCATCTTCGCGCCTCCTGGCAGCGCCAAGAGCCACCATGTCAGCGTTGCATTCCCGCCACACTGGCTTGCCAACAACCCAGGAAAGTCCGTGATTGCCGCGTCGCATAGCGCTGAGTTGGGCGCAAAGTGGGGCAGGCGCGTCCGCAATCTCATCGTGGCCAATTCGGCGCTGCTGGGTATATCGCTCGCCACCGACAGCCAGGCGGCCGATCGCTGGGCGCTCTCGACGGGCGGGGAATACCTCGCGGCTGGCGTGCAGGCTGGCATCGCCGGCTTCCGTGCCGATCTCGGCATCATCGACGACCCGTTCGGCTCGAAGGAGGACGCCTATTCCGAACGCGTCCGTGATCGCGTCTGGGAGTGGTACCTCAACGACTTCTCGGCCCGTCTGAAGCCCAACGCCAAGCGTGTTATTATGCACACGCGCTGGCACATGGACGACCTCGCCGGCCGCGTGATCGAGCAGTCGGTGCAAAATGGGCAGAAGGTCCGCGTTGTTTCGATCCCGGCCATCGCCACAGAGGCTGACGTTCTGGGCCGCAAGCCCGGAGAATACCTTTGGGACGAGCCCGGCGGCTACGACTACGCCGCCTTCCTGAAGCGCCGGCAACTCGAGACGCCGCCGATGGAGTGGGCGGCGCTCTACCAGCAGAACCCTGTCCCCGAGGCTGGCGGCTACTTCAAGGCAGAGTGGATCCGCTACTACGACGAGCGCCCAACCAACCTGCGCACCTACGGTGCCAGCGACTACGCAGTGACGGACAAGGGCGGCGACTTCACCGAGCACGGCGTTGCCGGCATTGATCCGGACGCCAACCTTTACGTGCTCGACTGGTGGCGCGGGCAGACGGCCTCTGACGTGTGGGTCGATGTTCTGCTCGACATGGCGGGCCGTCACAAGCCGCTGAGTTGGGCGGAAGAATCCGGGCAGATCATCAAGAGCCTGGGGCCGTTCATCGATCAGCGCATGGGTGAACGCAACATCAACTTCTACCGCGAGCAGTTCACCAGCGTTGCCGACAAGCCGACCCGCGCGCAGGGCATCCGTGGCCGCATGGCGCTGGGCAAGGTCTACTTCCCGCGCAACGCACCTTGGGTGCAGCACCTCGTGGCGCAGCTTCTCGCGTTCCCGGCCGGCAAGAACGACGACGGCGTGGACGTGTTGAGCCTGTTTGGTCGGCTCCTCGACCAGATGTTCCCGCAAAAGACCCAGACCGAAGCCAAGAAGCCCCGCACTCAAGGCGATTGGATGTCCGCATGAGCGACGACCGCGACGTGATGGTGAAGGCGCGCCAGCAGGCCGCCGTGTGTAAGGAACAGGGCTTCCCGGAGACGGCCGCCTTCCTGACCGAACTGGCCGATGAGATCGAGGCATTGCGGGCGCGTCTGCGCATCCGCGTTCTGGACGCCGCCGATTCGGTCGTGCGCGACAAGGTGAACGGGCATGGCTGAGCCGACCATTTTCGAGCGGCCTTACACGGGCGCGTACGAGGAGGCCGTCTTGGCCTTCGCGATGGCGCATCCCGAACCCGGCCCGACCTACGCCGAGATCAAGCGCCTCCTGTTTCCGGAGCCGGTGCCCACGCCTCGCTGTGAGTGCGCGCCGCGCCAGCAGCAGCATTCTTCGCCGTCGTACGTGTCGAGCCATGAGCCGAGCAACTACGTCTTCGGCCTGCCGCTCGGCATTGCCTTGGGGATGATGTTCTGATGGCTGACGTAACCCCAACCCGCGGCGAGCTCGCCCCTGGCGATGGCAACGGCGGCGCTGACGACCTCCACAAGCTCGCGCTCGCCCATGCCGACGAAGCCTGGAAGCAGGAGTTCGACAACGTCTCGAGCGGTCGCGACTGCCAGCGTTTCTACGTCGGCGGCGAGGCTCAGTGGGACACGCAGACGCTCGCCAACCGCAAGGCGGCCAATCGCCCGGCCCTGACGATGAACCGCGGCCCGGGCTTCGTGCGCCAGCTCACCGGCGAGGTGATGCAGAACCCGCCTGGTATCAAGGTCCTGCCGGCCAAGGACGGCGCGACGATCGAGGCGGCCGAAATCTTCAACGGCCTGATCCGCAACATCGAGCAGCAGAGCGTCGCCCGCTCGGCCTACACCAAGGCCACGGAGAACGCGGCGCAGGCGGGCATCGGCGGCTGGCGCGTCGTCACGCAGTACAGCTCGGACGACAGCTTCAATCAGGACATCCGCATCAAGCGGATCAACGACCCGTTCCAGATCCTCATCGACCCGCTGGCGCAGGAGCCGGACAAGTCCGACATGCGCTACGGCTTCGTGTTCGAGGACCTGGCCAAGGAAGAGTACCAAAAGCGGTACCCCAAGGTTCCGGCCGAGAGCCTGCCCACGAACGTGGCCGATCAGGCGCTTTCGTGGCGCACGGTCAACACGATCAAGATTGCCGAGTACTGGTACCGCGAGCCGGTCAAGAAGACCCTGCAGCTCCACGAGAACGGCGATGTGAGCTACGCCGAGGACCCGGTGAAGGAGGGCGAGGAGCCGAACCCGTCACCGGTGGTGCAGAAGCGGCCCGTCGTCGTCCAGCAGGTCCGCACCTGCCTGATGTCGGGCGCCGGCATCCTCGAAGGCCCGACCGATTGGGCGGGGCGGTACATTCCCATCTGCGTCGTGGTCGGCGAGGAAGTGTGGTCCGACGGCCGCGCTGTCCGCAAGGGCATGATCCACGACATGCGCGACCCGCAGCGCGTCTACAACTACACGCGCACAGCGGCGGTCGAGGCGGTTGCCCTGCAGCCGAAAGCGCCGTTCATCCTCACCGCTGATCAGGCGTCGGGCTATGAGAGCCAGTGGTCGAACGCCGGCACGCAGAACCTCGCCGCGCTGTTCTACAAGGGCGACCCGCGCGCCAACGGCCCACCCAAGCGCAGCGAACCGCCTTTGGCCTCGCAGGGCCTCGACGTGCAGAGCCAGCTTGCCATCAGCGACCTGGAGGGCGTGACGGGCATCTACAAGGCCGGCTTGGGTGCTCCCAGCAACGAGACCTCCGGCCGCGCCATCATGGCCCGCCAGCAGGAAGGCGACACCGGGACGTATCACTACATCTTCAATCTCGGCATCGCGATCCAGTATTGCGGCAAGATCCTCGTCGACCTGATCCCGAAGATTTACGACAGCACGCGCGTTGTCCGCACGCTGGGCGAAGACGGCTCGGCCAAGATGGTCAAGATCAACGAGCCCCAGCAGGACCAGCGCACCGGCATGGAGATCGTGATGAACGACCTCTCGGCCGGCGAGTATGACGTGACGGTCAGCACCGGGCCGAGCTTTGCCACCAAGCGCGCCGAGGCCTCGCAGTTCATGACCGAGCTGTTGCGCAGTTTCCCGAAGATTGCCGACGTTGCCGGCGACCTCATCATCAAGAACATGGACGTTGCCGGCGCCGAGGAGATTGCCGCGCGCATCCGCATGGCCAGTGGCCTCGACGACGAGGGCAAGCCGATCCCGCAGGAGCAGAAGCCCGACCCGAAGGACGCGGCCAGCGCCATCAAGGACGCCGCGACGGCCGACAAGACGCGCGCCGAGACCACGCAAATCGACCTCCAGAACGCGCAGCTCTACAGCACCATGCAGGCCTTCGCGTCGCAATTGCCGGAGATCATGCAGCAACTGCAGCAGATCACGGCGGCCGCACAGGCCGCGCCTGGCCAGCCTGGCGAACCGCCCGGCCCGCACGACGAGATGGCCGAGCCGCCGCAGGGCGAACCCGACGCCGACAACATGGGCGCACCACCGATGGCCGAGATGCCGCCGGAGATGCCCTCCGACCTTCCTCCGACAGTCGAGATCGGCGGAGCCAGCGCGCCCGCCTAACTACGAGGTGATTCGTGAGCGATATTGACTTGAACAAGATCGTCGCTGATGATGCGGCACAGAGATCGGCGGCTGAACAAGCCGCTGCGCCGGTGGAAACACCGGAGGTTGCAGAGACGCCGGAAGCAACCGCCGGCCCGGTCGAAGAGACCGCGGAAGAGCAGCCATCAGAGGCCGAGGGCGACGAGCCCAAGCCGAAGAAATCGGGCGGCGGCTTCCAGAAGCGAATTTCAGAAGTAACCCGCGATAAGCACGAGGCGCTGCGTCGCGCCGAAGCTGCCGAGGACCGCGAACGCCGTTTGCTTGCTCTCATCGAGGGCAAAAACGGCAATCAGGTACAGCAGCCAAGCGGCGACGAAGAACCCCGTCAGGAGCAGTTCAGCAAGTACGAGGACTATGTCCGCGCCGTAGCGCGCTATGACGCCGCCCAAGCCGCAAAGCAGGTACTGGACGGCCATCAAAAGCAAGCCAGCGTCGCGGACCAGGAAAAGGCTCGCATCGAACGCGCCAAGAACTTCGCCAGCGAGGCGACGGTTCAAGGCAAGACCATTCAGGGATTCGACGCCGCACTCGAATACGTGCGCTCCGAAGAGTTCCCGATGACCACGGCAATCGGTGAGTACCTTCTCGACGCCGACCACAAGGCGGCGATGGTCAAGTACCTAGCGGACAATCCGGACGAGGCGTTCAAGATTTCTCGCCTCAGCGACTTCGCGGCCGTCAAGGAACTGGCCAAGGTGGAAGCGCGACTGAGCGCCAAGCCGAAGCCGAAAACTTCATCGGCCCCGCCGCCGCCGGCAACAGTGTCCGGAGGCGCGGCAGCACCGCAGACGATCGAGCGTATGGATCACAAAGGCGTCCTCGCATGGGTGCGCCAGTTGGATCAGCAGCGCTAGACGGTGGCGAAGGCGAGAGTCCGAAGGGGCCTAACCAAACGGTTAGGTCATGGCAAATACGATCATCACGCCGAGCATCATCGCGAAGGTGGGCTTGGCACAACTCGAAAACAACCTCGTGATGGGCAAGAAGGTCTATCGCGACTACACCCGGGAGTTCGTGAAGGTCGGCGACACGATCAGTGTCCGTCGCCCGGTCAAGTTCTCCGCGCAGGATGGCGCCGTCGCCATCAACCAGGACGTCACCGAGGGCAAGTTCTCGCTCTCGATGAGTTCCCGCAAGCACGTCTCGTGGTCGTTCTCGACGCAGGATCTCACCCTGTCGATCGAGGAGTACAACGAGCGCTACATCAAGCCGGCCGCCATCGCCCTGGCCAACCAGATCGATTACGACCTGTGCGGCCTGTACAACAAGGTCTGGAACTGGGTCGGCACGCCGACTTCGCCGGTCAACTCGTTCACCGACTTCGCCTTGGCGCCGCGTCGCCTCGACGAGGGTGCCGTGCCGCAGGACATGCGTAGCGCCGTCCTGTCTCCGGCGGACGCCTGGGGCCTGCTTGGCTCGCAGACCGCCCTGTACATGCAGGACGTGGCCAAGGGCGCCTATCGCGCGGGTGACATCGGCATGATTGCCGGCGTTTCCACGGCGATGGACCAGAACATCCGCATGCACACCACGGGCGCGCTGGCGGGCTCTGGCGCGGTCGACGGCGCGAACCAGAACGTGACCTATGCCACGAGCAAGGACACGAACACGCAGTCGCTCATCACCAAGTCGTGGACCTCGAACACCACGTTCAAGGCCGGCGACGTGTTCACCATCGCCAGCGTGTACGCGGTCAACCCCGTGTCCAAGCAGTCGACGGGCGTCCTGCAGCAGTTCGTCGTCCAGTCGGACCTGACGGCCAGCGGCACGGCGGCCACGCTCACGATCGCCCCGGCGATCATCACGAGCGGACCATATCAGACCGTCGACTCGGCCCCGGCCGACAGCGCGGCAATCACCGTGATGGGCAGCGGCTCGACGCAGTACGCGCAGAACCTCGTGTTCAACAAGAACGCCTTCGCCCTGGTGATGGCGGACCTCGAGATGCCGGACGGCGCCGTGTTCAAGGCTCGCGAGAGCCAGAACGGGTACTCGATGCGCGTCATCAAGTACTACGACGGCGAAATGGACGAGGACAAGATCAGACTTGATGTCTTGTACGGCGTCAAAGCGATCTACCCGGATCTCGCCACTCGCCTCTCGGGCACGACCTGAGCATAGGCATAGAGGAGAAACATCATGTCCGTTCGTGAACTCTCAGACGCTCGTACCGACGGCCAGCGCCTCGGTCAGAGCAGCACCGACCTCGTCGGCTTCCACGGGGCAACTCCGGTTGCGCAGCGCTCCGGCGCTTCGCAGGCCGCTGTCAGCACCACGGCCAGCACCACCACCACGCCTGCGGGGTACGCGACCACCACGCAGGCCAACGCCATCGTCACCCTCGTCAACGAGCTGCGAGCGGCGTTGGTAGCCAAGGGCCTCATCGCCGGATCGTGACGATGATCGAACGTGTCCTGCCGGCATCGCATCTTCGGATTGCGGTGCCGGCGTACACCGGGCAAATCTCGGTGCAGACGGCGTCGTCTATCGACGCCGCTCTGCCCCATCTTTTGTCTGCGGGCATAAAGGTCGACACCGACTATCTGGCGGGGTGCTGCTACCTCGACCATACGCGAAACCTGATGGCCGACCGCTTCATGCGCAGCGATGCGACGGACCTTCTATTCGTGGATGCCGACGTGGCCTTCGATCCGGCATCGGTCCTGCGTCTCGTGGCGTCGACACGCCCGGTTATCGCCGGGATCTATCCAAAGAAGGGCGCGGCCCCGGAGTTTCCGGTGGCGGTCGACTCTGATGAAATCTGGTCCGACGACGAGGGCAATATCGAATGCTCGATGGTCCCGACTGGCTTCCTGCGCATCAACCGCGCGGCGTTCTCGTCGCTGATCCTCAATGTCGAGACCTATGCGGGGCCGGATGGCCCGCTGCGCGCCTACTTCAAGACCGTTATCCGCGACGGGCAGTACATCGGCGAGGACGTTGAGTTCTGCAATCGCTGGCGCTCGGTTGGCGGGAAGATTCACGCCGTCGCCAATCTCGAATTTGGCCACGTCGGCGCCAAGGAGTGGCGCGGCGCATGGCCCCTGGGCAACCACAAGGAGGCCGCATGAGCGGGTCTGTCACCACAGCGATGGCCGAGGCCGGCATCGCCGCCTACGAGCGCATCCAGCGCACCAAGCAGTCACCGCAGGCCATCGTCTCGACCGTGTTCAATGCCATGGACGCCGTGCGCCGCCGCGAGGCGATCAAGGCACCGGGCGCGCCGCAGCCCTATGTGCATCAGGCATGGCCGTCCTTTCGCTACGGCCCGAACGGCGAGAAGCAGATTTTCCAGCGCGCCGAGGACGTGCCCGAAGGCTGGCGGGACTCGCCCGACTTCGTGACCGCGGCCAAGGAGATCGGCGCGGCGACGGTTGCCGATCTGCCGCGCGGCCGGGCCAAGGCCCGTGGCTAACGTCCAGAACTTCGACATCGTGGCCGGCGAGAGCCGGACGCTGACCATGTACGCGCGTGACTCCGACAACGCGGTCCAGAGCCTGTCGGGCCTCACCGTGCAATGGCGCGTCGGCAAGGCCCCGTGGGACCCGATGAGCGACGTTCCCGTCCTCACCAAGACCGCGACCATCATCTCGGCGCCGGCCGGCTCGTTCAGCATCAGCCTGATCTACGACGACAGCTACGACATCCAGGGCGACTTCCTGCACCAGGCCGTCACGTCCTCCGGGCTCGTGGTCGTGTCGGGTCGCCTGCACGTTCGCACCGGCATCAGGAGCGGCTAATGAGCACCAAGACCGCGCGCACCCTCATCACCGAGGCCATGCAGGACATCGGCATCGTCTCCGATCAGGAGGCCATGTCAGCGGCGCAGGGCAACTACGGCTTCCGCAAGCTCAACGACATGCTGGCCGGTTTCGAGAGCGAGGGCATCCGCTACGCCCACACCGATTTGGCCTCGCTGGATACCGTCGTGAACGTGCCCGACGGCCAACTTCGCAACGTCGGCCTGATGCTCCAGAACGAGCTGGCACGGGCCTATGGTGTGGCCCTGAGCGACGACGACCGCGACGCCGCCTACAAGGCGCGGACGGCGCTGCAGGCCTTCTACTACGTGCCGATCACGTCGGCGCCGGAACTGGCGATCCGCACCCGCCGCTTCGGGCGGTATAATTTCACCACAGGATGAGCATGCACTCGCTCACCCTGCGCCTCGAAAGAGACGCGATCCCGGAACCCAACAGCGGCTGTCTGTTGTGGACTGGTGCAACCCAGAGCAATGGATACGGCCGCGCGCAGTGGGGCGCGCGCGGGAAGTCTTACCTTGTTCACAGGCTGGCGTGGCAGGCAGCAAACGGACCGATCCCAGAAGGGAAAGTTGTCTGCCACAAGTGCGACGTGCGGTCTTGCATCAACCCCGCGCACCTGTTCGTCGGCACTCAGTCCGACAACATCAAGGACATGTATGACAAGGGGCGCGTGCCACGATTCCGGGGGCAGGTGCCACGGCGCGGTGAGGCCGGGACGGCCGCAAAGCTGACCGCTGAGATTGTAATGCGCATTCGTTCGGATGGGCGTTCAGCCAGAGAGTGGGCCACCGAAACCGGGGTCCACCAGATGACTATCTACAAGATTCGCAATCGGCGAACCTGGGCGCACATCTGATGCGCGGCCCGATTGCCATAGGCTTCGGACAGCAGCGCTCCCGGCCGGTCAACGCCGCGCGGGTGGTGAACCTGTACGCCGAGGCCACGCCGGAAGGCTCGCGCTCCAAGGTCGTCATGTACGGCACGCCGGGCCAGAAGGAATGGCGCACGATCGGCGACGACACGATCCGCGCCGGTCTGGAAGGGCAGGGCGTCGCCTACATCCTCTCCGGCACCACCCTGTGGAAGACCGAGGCGGACGGCACCACGACGGCCTGCAGCGGCGATATGATCCCGCCCACGGGACAGGCGACCCTCATCAACAACGGCACGCAGATCGGCCTGCTGGTCGTGCCAGACTTCTTCGTCGTCACCGATACCACGGTGGTCAAGAACACGTCGGCGGGCGTGCCGGACGCGGGCTTCTCGTCGGTGTCCTACATCGACGGCTACGGCATCCTGACGACCAACGACTCGTCGGGCGAGTTCTGCATCACCGCTCTGCTCGATTTCTCGACCATCGATCCGCTCGACTTCGCCACCGCCGAGAGCAGCCCCGACGGGCTGGTGCGCGTGCTGGTCGACCATCGCGAAATCTGGCTGTTCGGCACCAAGACGATCGAGCCGTGGAGCAATACCGGCGCCAGCCCGTTCCCTCTGGAGCGCGTGCCGGGCGCGTTGCTCGAGCGCGGGTGCGCCGCGGCCCAGAGCTGCGCCAAGATGGACAACTCCGTCTTCTGGCTGGGCGACGACCGCATCATCTACCGCGCCGACGGCTACCAGCCCGTCCGCATCTCGACCCACGCCATCGAGGAAGTGTTGCGCGTTGGAACCGTGAGCGACGCCTACGGTATGACCTACTTTATGGGTGGGCATCATTTCTACCTGCTGACGCTGCCGAGCCTCGGGCGCACGTTCGCCTTCGACGCCGCGGCATCCGGCGCGGCCGGCATTCCCGTCTGGCATGAGCGCCAGTCCGGCACCTCACTCACTCCCGCGCCCTGGAACGTCCAGTGCGTATTCGAGGCCTTCGGCAAGACGCTGGTAGGCCTGCAGGGCGGCAAGGTCGCCGAGCTGGACCTGGACACCTACACCGACCTGGGCGAGCCGATCCGCAGCGCTATCGTCGGCCAGCCGTTCTTTGCCGAGGGCTCCCGCGCGCTGATGATCGACTACGAGGTCGAATGCGAGATCGGCGTCGGCGCGACCAGCGGGCAGGGGCAGGACCCCCAGATCATGCTGCGCTTCTCCGACGACGGCGGCAGCACTTGGAGCAACCAGAGCGAAGGCAGTCTTGGCCGCATGGGCGTCCGCATCATCCGCGCGCTTTGGAACCGGCTCGGCTCGTTCCGCCAGCGTACCGTGGAAATCTCCATCAGCGATCCCGTCAAGCGCGCTTTCTACGGCATGCGCACGACCGTGAAGGCGTTCTCGCGATGACTGCACCACTCAATTCCTCGGCCGCCATCGTCGACAGCGCCGGCCGCGCGACCCGCGCCCTCATCGCGTACCTGCAGGCCCTCGGTACAGGCGTCGTCGAGCGCACGACGTACACGGCGGCCCAGCTCGCCACGATGGCTCCGGAGAAGGTCTCCACGGCGATCTGCACGGACCTGTCGGTGACGACGTTCGGCAACGTGATCGCAGGCGGCGGCGCCAACACCCGTCCCGTGTTCTGGGACCTCACAGATTGGCGCGTGGGCTAGCGAAGATGACCCCAAGTCTTGCCGCGCAACACGTCCTGCACCGCATGGTGGCCGACACCAAGGGAGGCCGCCATCTTGCGGTAGCTCATCGGTCTTTGGCGGATCATGCGAACGTCTTCTGCCGTGAGCTTCGATGCGCCGATTGCCTCACCGCGCGCCTGCCTGTTCCGCGAAACCTTGTCGGCCGCGTTATCTCGCGCAGTCCCAAGGCGCATGTGCGCGACATTGATGCACGTCCGCACGTCGCAAGAGTGGCAAATCTGAAGACCTGTGGGGATCGGGCCATTCACCACCTCCCAGGCAGCCCTGTGCGCGCCTGTGGTTCGCCCCTGATAGCAGACGTTCCCGTATCCACTTTTAGCGACCGCTCCGACCCAAAGAACGCAACCCGTGGATGTTGGCGGGGACGAATGCATTGCCAGCACATCAACGAGAGATGCGCCGTTCTTAGCCTTTATGCGACCCATTCCGCTGTTTCTCCCGCAGCACAAAGCACAACCGAGAGTGTATCATGATCAGGCAAGCAGAGCCCAGAGATATGCCCTCCATTATTGAGATGGGTGAGGCTTTTTTTGCCGAGGCGGGATGGGCGGCGCGCGCCGAGTTCTGCCGCGAGTCCTTTACCGAAACTGCAACCCTGCTGATGGAGAAGGGCATCCTTCTCGTTGTCGACAAGGGTGGCGAGGCGGTCGGCATGGCCGCTGCGGTCTCGTCGCCGGCCTATTGGAACAGAAATGTCTTTATCGGGCAGGAGCTTTGGTTATACTGCAAACCAGCCCACCGCAAAGGTGTTGGCGCAGAGCTTCTCAAGCAGCTCGAATCCGCCGCCAAGGCGCGCAACGTAAAATTCTTCGGCATGGTGGCGGAGCATGGTCTCCGTCATGAGGCACTAGCCCAAGTCTACAAGCGGGCCGGTTACTCCCTTGCCGAACACACGTTTTGCAAGGCGCTCTGATGGCGATTTTCTCTGCTCTTGCTGGCGCTCTAGCGCAGTCCGGCGCCCAACAGGGCGGCGAGATGGCGTACAGCGCCGCGAACCAGGCCGCGAACCAGAACCTTCAGGAAGCCCAGAGGGGCCGCGCCGCCGCCTCGCCGTGGACCAGCTCCGGCACGTCGGCCGTCGGCAAGATCACCAACCTCCTCGGCCTCGGCACGCTCACCCAGCAGGGCAATAACCAGGGGATTTACTGGGTCGACCCGACGGACGCCAAGGGCGCGCAGCAGCGGGCGATGACGGATTTCCAGACGGACCCGGGCTACCAGTTCCGCGTGGACGAGGGGATGAAGACCCTCGACCGATCGGCCGCGTCGCGCGGGCTTCTCCGCTCCGGCGCACAGGCCAAGGCCATCACCGACTTTGGCCAGCAGATGGGCTCACAGGAGTACGGCAACTACTTCGACCGGCTCCTGAAGGTCTCGGGCATGGGCAGCGAATCTACGTCGGCCGCCAATAACACGTCGGCCAACCTCACCAGCAGCGCCGGTAACTACCTGACGCAAGGCGGCATCGCCCGTGGCTCGGCCTACGCTGACGGCGCCAAGTCGATGGCCTCTGGCATCGGGCAGGGTGTCAATAACACGCTGGCTGGTGCTTACATGTTCGGCGGCTACGGGACGCCGAAGACCACGAAGACGGGCAATCCGTGAGCGCGCTAGTTGCACTGCACGCTGTTGCCGAACCTGTAGCAGTTCATGGAACTTGGCGCGCTCATGACGGGGCCGGACGAGGCGAACGGGTTTGGCCTGTTCAGAATGCTCGCCGCGACAATGGCCCTCCCTGTGGAGTTGGCATTCTCCCGAGTGGCGGCGGCGTCGTAGTTACGTTGTCGCACTTGAGCCATCGCCATCTTGGCCTCGGCGTCCGTCATCTTCCCTGTGGTGACTTGCTCGGAAACGAAGTCGCCGCTCGCGATGTAGACGGATTTCAGGTCGCTGTAGAAATCGACCTCCTGGAAGCCGCTGCGGACACACGGCCACGCCTGAACGAACGGCTTGGAGTCGTACCCGCAGCGTTGGATGACCTGAGTCAGGTTGGGACCGTCGGCGCTGGCGCAAGCCGTGGCGACCATGCACGCCAGAATGGCAAGTATCCGCATCGTTTCCTCCGCCCCGCCGTAACATCGGACTCCGGCGCCGACTTGGCAAGGGGTGCCCTCTGATGGCCGGCGGGATCGTCTTCCCCGATGTCGCGGGCACGCTCGCGCCGCTGATCCAGATGCGCCGGGCCGAGGAACGGAACGCTTTCGAGGCCGACCGCGCGCGCCGCGCCGACGAGGCCGAAGCCCGCCAGAAGGAAGCCGCCCAGCATGTGCCGGCGGCCCTTGGCGGCGACCGCGAGGCCCTGAACCGCGTTGCCAGCATCTCGCCCGACACGGCGATGAAGCTCGCGCCGCTGCTCGAGCGTCTCGACACCGGCAAGCGCGCCAAGCTCAAGGAAGATGCCGACTTCGTCACCACGAGCGGCATGGCGATCCTCAACGCGCCACCGGAGCAGCAGCCGCAGATTTACGCAAAGGTTCGGCAGGACGCGCAGGCACAGGGCCGCGACGTGTCCACCTGGCCGACGCAGTACGACCCGGGTTGGGTGAAGTTCAACGTCGACAAGGCGATGCCCATTGCCGAGCACTTCAAGCGCTCGGGCGAGGGGGTGCAGTTCGCGCCTCCAGTGGGTGGAGCGCCGGCTCCCGCTGGCGGCGACGACCGATCTGGCAACGCCATCGCAGGCATCGAGTCGGCCGGCCGTTACGACGCCCTTGGCCCGGTAGCCAACTCCAAGGGCAACCGCGCCTACGGCAAGTACCAGATTATGGATTTCAACGTCGGCCCGTGGACAACGGAGATCCTTGGCAAGTCGATGACGCCGCAGGAGTTCCTCGCGAACCCGCAGGCGCAGGATCAGGTCTTCAAGACCAAGTTCAACCAGTACGTCCAGAAGTACGGCAGCCCGGAAGCCGCGTCTCGCGCATGGTTCGCGGGCGAAGGTGGAATGAACAATCCCGGCGCGAAAGACGTGCTGGGCACGACGGTTCAGGGCTACGGGCAGAAGTTCGCACAGGCCTACGGTGCCGGCGCGACGGGTGGCCCTCCGGGCATGGCTGTCGGCTCCGACATGCCGCCGGCGGATGCCAACGGCACGCCGCTCCCGCCCAACCATCCCATGGCCCCCTTGCGTGGCCTTCAGCTTCCCCAAGGTGCGCGCGTCGCGCTGCAGGGCGGCGTCCCGATCGTGAAGGACGGCACGGTCCTGTACCTCGACGCCAATGGCGGGTGGGGCGCTGTTCCGCTGCCGGCGCGCAAGGAACCGGGACCGGAGAAGGGCCTGTTTGGCGACTCGTTGACGGGCCGCGCGCTGCATACGCTTCGCACCTCTGACCCCACCTCTCAGGATTTCGCTGCGGCCCACGCCATTCTATCCAAGCCGCAGGTTATCAGCGACGGGGCAGGCGGGCAGACAGTCATCCAGCCGATGGACCTGTCGATGTTCCCGAAGCCTGCCTATGGCGCTGGCGCCGCTCCCGCTCCGGGTGGCGCACCGGCTCCGGGTGGGCCGGTGCCGACGGCGATCCCGGGAGGTGGATCCATCGTCAACATTCCCGGCAAAGGCAAGCCGCTCGACAATTCCTCGCGCGACGACCTCGTCAAGAAGGCGGGGCCGGCCTTGGAGATAAACGCGCTTCTGAAGTCGTTCGACCCATCGTTCGGCGGCTTCACGTTCGATGCGCTGGGCGATAGCGACAACTTCCGCAAGCGCAACCTTCCGGATTCTTTCGGTGGCAAGGACGAAAAGGGACAGGCGCAGTGGTGGCAGCGCTATCAGGCGATGTCGAACATCGAGCGCAACGCCCTGTTCGGCGCGTCTCTGACTGCCGGAGAGCAGGCGGCATGGAAAGCCGCCACGGTGACGCCCGGCATGAAGCCAGACCAGATCAAAGCGAACCTCACACGCCAGAACGACATTGCACAGAAGGCGCTGTCTCGCCTTGCCAATTCGCTGGCAGCTTCTGGATACAACAAAGAAGCCATTGAAGCGACGACCGGCATCAAACTGGATGAGATGCCGAGCCCGATGGGTGGCGTCCCACAGGCCGCGCCGTCTCCTCCGCCGCAGGGGACTGCCGAAGAGGGTAGGGCTCAGTTCGACCTCAAGAAGAAATACGGGCTTGAGTGATGGCCGACACCGACCGCATCAAACACAACATCGGCAAGATGATCGGCGCTGGCGCCCCGGAATCGGATATTGACGCATATCTGAAAACGGAAGGCTTCGCGTCTCCCGACGCGTGGCGCTCTGCTGTTGCCCAGCCGCAGCGCTCTGCCGGGACGCAAGTTGCGCGCGTGGTCGGGCAAGCCGCACAGGGTTTCAATGATGCCGTCGCCGGCACGGTTGGCGCTCCGGTCGATCTCGTGGCCGCTGGATTGCGCGCGGTCGGAGGGGACCCGAATCCTACGCCGTTCATGACGCCTAGCGCACCGCCTATCGGCGGCTCTGAAAGCATCAAGAATGTCTTAGACTATACAGCGACGCTGCCGAGCCGCATTTCCGATATCCCCTCACAGGGACTAAATGCCCTATCGGATGGCCGCACCTCACGCTTCGCCCCGGAGACACGCGGCGAGAAAATAGCCAACAAGGTGGGCGAAGTGGTCGGCGGTACGGCCTCCGTTGTCATGCCAGCGGGCCGCATAGCCGCTGCGGCACAGCCTGGGTCGATGACGGCTGGAGTAGCCAACGCGCTTTCGACGCAGCCACGCCTTCAGTATGGCGCGGGCGCCGCAGGAGGCGCGACCGAGGGCGCGACGGACAATCCGCTTCTTGGTCTTGCAGTCAACGCGGCTATCCCGGTCGCCACAGCGGGCGGAAGTCGCCTTCTGCGCCCGGTCAACGATTCCCTGCGTCCGGCAGAACGCACCATCGTTGCCAATGCTCGCCGCGAGGGCATCGATCTTACGCCGGGACAGGCAACAGGCAGCGACGCGCTTCTAAACACCGAAGGCAACTTCGGCCGCCTGCCGGGCGCTGCCGGACCGCAGAGAGTGGCGTACGAGAACCAGCGCGACCAGTTCACCCGCGCCGTGATGGAGCGCGTGGGCGGTGCGGCGGACGCCTCGCCGGAGACCATAAACCGGCTGCGTGGCGTCATCGGCCAGCGATTCGACGACCTGATCCAGCGGACAACCTTGACGGGCGACAACGCCTTCGTGACGGCTGTAGAGGATACCGCCAACCGTTATGGCCGCCGCCTGGACAACAACGTGGCGCGCACGTTCACCGCTTACTACGACGACTTGCAGCCGTTCATGGATGCCGTGAGGACTGGCGCAAATCCGCAGTTCGATGGGCAGGTCTATCGCAACATCCGGACTGATCTCGGAAAATCGATCCGAGGCGCACAGGGCGACCTCCGCACCGCATTGCAGGGCTTGGCTGAGTCCATGGATGACATGGTCGAGCGCTCCATGGGTGGCAATCTTCGTGGCGAATGGCAGGACGCCAGGCGTCAGTGGTCGGCACTCATGACGATTGAGGACGCCATGGCGAAGGCCCCGCAGGCGGAGCGCGCCTCTGGGCAAATCCCGCTCGGTTCATTCTCGGGCGCGGTGAAGGCGTCGGATCGCGAAGGCTACGCCCGCGCCCGTGGCCAATTCGGAGAGCTTGCCAAGATTGGCGACTATCTCGCTCCGAAGATCCGCGACAGCGGCACGCCGCAGGGCAACGCCTTTTATAACTCTCTGGTCGCCCCAGTCGTTGCCGGTGGCGGCGTAACTGCGGCGACAGGCGACCCGATGCTGGGGCTCATCTCCGGTGCCGCAACTGCGGCGGGTGCCGCAGCGCCGTGGGCCGCTTCCCGCGCCTATAACACGGGGCCGGTCCAGAACTGGCTCTCCACCACCATGCCGGCCGCCGCCCGCCCGTCTGGTCGCAATGCGCTGTCTGTGGTGGCCGCTCGTGAAGCTATCGACGCAGTGCCTCAAGAAGACGTTGTGCAGCGCGCCCGACGCCTGCGGGCCTCCAATGAGCGAGGCGGACAATGATGTGGGTCGCCATCCACGCCGCGCCGAACCCAGTCACCAGAACACCCAGCAGCCACGCCTGCGGCGTCAACAGGGGGTCGCGGCCGACAGTGATTGAGAATCCGTATGCAGCCGCCACCGAAATAGCGAGCTGTGTCCACTCCATCCATCCAATTCGCATGGCGGGAGCCTAGCAGATGTCCGCGCTCTTCACACCTCCGCGCTACAGCCCCATGTCGGGCAACGGCACGTCGTACCCGGCGGCGAAGCTGTATTTCTACGTCACCGGCACCACGACGCCGAAGAACACCTATTCGGACGCCGGGCTCATCACGCCAAATGCCAACCCGGTTGTCGCCGATGCCAATGGCCTGTTCGGGCCGATCTATCTGGCCTCGGGTGACTACAAGGTCATCCTCCAGGACGCGAGCAGCAACGTCCTGTACACGGTGGACCCGCAGCCGGGACTAGGCGCCGCCGACTCGCTCACCACGCGCGGCGATCTGCTGACGCGGGATGCCACGGGCTACAAGCGGCTTCCGGTAGGCACGGCCGGGCAGGTCCTGACCAGTAACGGCGTTGACCCCGCATGGGCAACGCCCGTCACCCCGCGCTCGGCGGTGCAGGGGCTCACTTATGCCAACAACGGCACCGACGCGACCAACGACATAGACATCGCGGTCGGCTCGGCGATGGACACCACCAACACCCGTATGCTGATTCTGGGCTCGGCGCTGACCAAGCGGCTGGATGCGGCGTGGGCGGTGGGCACCAATCAGGGCGGCCTCGATACCGGGTCGATCGCGGACACCGACTATTTCGTCTGGCTCATCAACCGGTCCGATACCGACGTGACCGATGTGCTGTTCTCGACCTCGGCCACGTCGCCGACCATGCCGACCAACTACAACTACAAGCGGCTGATCGGCTGGTTCAAGCGGGTGTCGGCCGCGATTGTCGCGTTCACGACCTACGAAGGGCCGGGCGGGGCGCTGGAGTTCAAGTGGAAGGCGCCGACGCTCGACGTGAGCCTGTCCGGCACGCTGAACGATACCCGCCGCCTGGATGCCCTCAAGGTGCCGGTGGGCTTCTCGGTCGAGGCCATCCTGCGCGCCGAGATGTTCGACGCGGCGAACGCCGCGATCGGACGCATCTGCTGCCCGGATGAAACCGACGCGGCGGCCGCCCTCAACACGGCGCCTCTGAACAACATCTACAGCACGGCCGGAGTTCTCGGCGTGCCGGAACTTCACATCCGCACGAATGCCTCCGGACAGGTCGCGTCGCGTGCCGCCGGTCCTACCACGGTCGACACCTATTACGTGGCCACCGTCGGCTTCGTCTGGGCGCGGAGGTGATCGCATGCCCTTCATCGGCCGTCGCGAGGATCACTCCATCTACGGCCTCTGGTCCGTCCGCCAATGGCCGGGGCAGGAATGGCTTGCCGAGGATCACACCGATGTCGTGGCCGCTCGCGCCGCCGCGCAGCCTCCGGAGCGTTCGCCCGAACAGAAACTCGCGTCGCTCGGCCTCTCGGTCGACGACCTCAAGGAACTGCTGGGTCTGACATGAGCGAAGCAACGCCCGTCAACGTCACCGCCTTTCAACCCTTCGAGGGAGGGGTCGGGGCCGAAATCAACGCCACCAGCACGACGGCGCGGGTCCAGATCCCCGGCACGCAGGCGGCGGCCACGCCCGATCGGCTGCGCGTCCTCGTGACCAACGACGGATTGGTCTCGGCCTCCATCCGTATGGGGCAAGCGAACGTCGAGGCGACGAGCAGTTGCCAGCGGATCATGCCTGGCACGCAGGTCCTGCTGACGCCGCCCGTGGTCTCACCAAGCCCTGTCTGGCTGGCGGCCATCTGCCCATCCGGCGGCACGGTGAACCTGCAGATCACGGCCGGATTCGGAACATAGGAGAACGACATGGCGACACATTTCGAGCTTCGGGCTTCGACGCCCAATCAGGACCCCCTGGCAGACGCCAATGGCCTCAAGGTCAAAGGTGCTTCCTATGACGCGACGCTCACGAAATCGTCTGTCACGATGACCGGAGCCTCCGGCGTGCTCCTTGCAGCTTCCGCTACGCGCGTAGTTGTCATTGTCAGCAGCACAGAAGCCAACGGAGCGGCGGCAATCGATCCCACAGGCGGCACGGCTGCACTGGATGCGGGCGTTCCCATTCCTGCGGGCACGACTATCGA